TAAAACATCATTTCCCAAATTCAATTAGTTACAATGACATTACTAAAACAGACTTCTCTATTCACAGAGGACAAGTCGACATCCTTACAGGAGGATTCCCTTGTCAACCATATTCAGCAGCAGGTAAAAGACTTGGAAAAGCCGATGAAAGACATCTCTTTCCACACATGCTCCGTTGCATTAAAGAAGTTCAACCCAGATGGGTTATTGGCGAGAATGTTCGTGGACTTGTTAATTGGAATGGAGGGATGGTATTCAACGAGGTGTGTGATGATCTGGAAAGGGAAGGCTATGAAGTCCAATCGTTTCTTATTCCAGCTGCAGGTGTCAATGCACCGCACCAAAGATATAGAGTCTGGTTTATTGCCTACTCCAACAACTCGCAGCGATGCAGGAAGGAGTACAACGATGGAGAATGGGAAAATAATGAACAAAAGTCACACAACGGGAATAAATTATGGAATAACATTGGGTCAATTATTACGAGCAAAAATGTTACCAACTCCTCTAGCATCGGAAGGGGGGAAAATGACAGGGTCACCAACAGAGAATCAGAATTCATTAACCAAAATGGCAAGAGAGGGAATGTTACCAACTCCGAGTGCATTCGATTACAATACAGCACAAACTCAAGAAAAGTATCTGGAGAGGAAACAATTCCAAAAGGACAAAGGAGTGAATCTACATTATCCACTAAAACAAATGGTGATGGATATAAATCCAACTGGCAAAACTTCCCAACTAAATCCCCAATTTGTGGAGGAAATGATGGGCTTCCCAGAGAACTGGACTCTATTACCTTTTCAAAGTGGCGACAAGAATCAATTAAAGCATACGGAAACGCCATAGTTCCTCAGGTAGCACATCAAATCTTTAAGACCATTGAAGAATTTCAGAAATTAGTTTAGTATATTTGTAATGTATTATGCGACAATACAACAAAGAATTTATTGGGTGGAGGATAAACAGGTAGTCGCATTACCTGTGAGTCTGAAGCCCTTTTTTTATTTTATGAACAATTTACAAGACCCATTTATCTTATCTATTGATGAAGAAGGGCACATTTATGATTGCAAATCATACTACAGATTATTAAGAATTAATGAATTAATAGCACTTAAAATGGCTATTGATAAAACTTATAATCATTATTTAAATGATAATCTAACTGATGAAGAAATTTATGATAGGAATGTAGATAGTTCCGAAATTTATCAGCAAAGATTTAATGAATATGTGCAAAGTATACCTAAAAGACAGAAAGATGATAAGGGGTATATCTACTTAATGAAGGATAATAGAAATGGTCTAATTAAAATAGGCTATTCAAAATACCCTGAATTTAGAGAAAAAACTCTTCAATCCGAAGTACCTGATATTGAAATGATATATTACAATTTTGGTAGAATGAAATTGGAAAAGGAATTACATAAATCATTCAATCATAAGAGAATAAGAGGCGAATGGTTTGATTTAAACAATAATGATATTGAACAAATTAAAGTGCATATAGATGGAACATCATTTTAATACTGATCACGCAGTAAAATACGGAATAGAAGAGGCTATTGTTATTAATAACTTAGTCTTTTGGATAACTAAAAATAAGGCTAATAGAAAGCATTATTTAAACGATAGGACATGGACTTACAATACTTATAAGGCTTTTAGTGAGATTTTTCCTTACTGGAATGAGCATAAGATTAAAAGAATATTAGATTCATTGGTAAATCAAGATGTGATATTAAGAGAAAACTACAACAAAAGTGGTTATGATAGGACTTGTTGGTATGCTTTTAAAGATGAAATGTCGTTCTTAAATAATTGCAATATCCATATTGCAGAAATGCAAAATGGAAGTGACGAAAGTGCAAGACCTATACCATATAGTAATACAATTAATAATACATCTATAAATAAATCTATAAATATACCATTTGAAGATTGGTGGATATTGTATGATAAGAAAGTAGGTAATAAGTCAAAACTTGAAGTAAAATGGCATAAGCTTACAGATGAAAAAAGAATTAAGGCAATATCACATACAAAAGAATATATAAAAGCTCAACCAGAAAAACAATATAGAAAGAACCCAGACACTTATTTAAATAATGAATCCTTTAATGATGAAATAATAAAACCTAAAGAATTTAAAGACCAAATACCAACTAACCGAATAACCACCAAAATAAAACTTTAACAATGACACCACAAAACAAAGCAAAGGAATTAGTTGGAAAATTTAAATCTAATGTATACAAAAAAGCATTTGCAAATACTGATTTTATGTACGACAGATATTATGGCTTAGATGATGATATGTCTAAACAATGTGCTTTAGTAGCTGTAGATGAACTATTAGAAGCTACTAAAAGATATGACTATACCTTAGGTCCTAATCCAAGTTATAATGATTATTGGTTAAAAGTTAAATACCAAATAGAAAAACTATGATAGCTATTAACCTACCAAAAGCATTAGATATTGAATCTAATATACTTGGTGCATTACTTTTAGACAAAAGGACTATACCATTAGTCATTGGCCATCTAAAAACTGACATATTTTATGATCTAAAGCACCAAAAAATCTTTAACGCTATTAAGGAAATGTATGATACTAACATATCTATAGACCTTACTACCGTAGCTCAAAAACTTTCCCAAGATGAGGACATAATCCGAGAAGGTGGTGCTTATTACCTATCAAAGTTAACTGATAATGTAACTACAACTGCTCACTTGAACACTCACATTGAGATTGTGATTGAGATGTATAAGAAGCGTGAAGCTTATAAAGTACTAAGAATAGCAGAGAATAGTTGTTTAGACAACGATAGTCAAGCTTTAGATTTACTTTCTGAGCTAAATAGTCAACTTATAGGTTTACTTGAATATGGTAATATATATGAAAAAAGCATCACAGACGTAGTTATGGCTATAAACTTTGCTAGGGATTTAGCAAGTAATGGAGAACTTTTAGGATTTAATACTGGTTTTGATGAACTAAACAAAACTATTGCAGGTTGGTGTAAACCTGACCTGTGTATTATAGCTGCAAGACCAGGAGCAGGTAAGACTGCAATGATGCTTTCAAGTGTTTACCACTTAGCTATCCTAAATAACGTTCCTACGGCCATTTTTAGCCTCGAAATGAGCTCCGAACAGCTTGTTGAAAGGTTAGAGTCAATAACGAGTCAAGTGCCCTTAAAACGCCTAAGAACGAATAATCTAAATGATTACGAAAGGAAGGTACTTTTAAAGACAGATGACAAGATAATACAAGCACCCATCTACATAGAGGATACTGGAGGAATTAGTATCTCACAACTCAGAGCTAAGGCTACTATTCTTAAGCAGAAGTATGGTATTAAGGTAATATTCCTAGACTATCTACAGCTTATGAGTGGACAAGGCAAAGCAAACCAAAACAGAGAGCAAGAGGTTAGTAATATAAGCAGAAGCCTTAAAGCCTTAGCCAAAGAATTGGAAGTACCTATCATTGCCTTATCGCAGTTAAGTCGTAAAGTAGAAGAAAGAGCTGACAAGCTACCAATGTTGTCTGATCTTAGAGAATCAGGTAGCATCGAACAAGACGCTGACATTGTTATTATGCTTATGCGACCATCTTACTACGAAATGAAAGAACCTGTAGAAATAGGGGGTAAGGAATACCATCCAGACGATTTAGTTATCGTTAAGGTAGAGAAGAATAGACATGGCAAGACTGGCAACTTAGCCGTTAGATTTATTGGAGAAACAACCACATTTGAAGATTATAAACTATAAACTATGAAAGTGATAAAGCAAAAACCCTCTGATGTAGAGTATGTAGAAGGTGAGGACCTTAACATAGAGAACATGAAACAAAGAATCATAACAAGAGCATGGTATGACACTGCTAGGTTTCATGACTTAAACGATATAGCAGTTAATATTGGTATAGGAACAAAAACCCTTTACTTCTATGCCAAAAAACTAAAACTACCAAAGCGAAGTGGACTTAAATAGAAACTATAAGAATACTCGTAAGTTCGACATAGAACAAGCTAAGGCTGCTGATGGCACTTACCAGGCATTGTTATTATTTGCTAGAAACACTAAGGTTATAGTTATTCAACAACCAAAAGCCTTAAAGCAGAAATATATGTGGCTTGAATACGAAGACAATGGTAAACCTAGTGGAATAGCAGATACAAGAGTAGAGTTCTTTGCTATAAACTTTGACCTTAAAGACAGAATCTACTTTATAAGAGCTGAGATGCTTAGAATAAAGGCAAGAAGATACTTTAAATGGGGTAAAACTAAGATAGTTGAAGGCGTTAGATATGTAAAAGTACCTACTCAAGAAATCATCAGATGGGATTAATTTTAAAATAATTAGTGTAATTTCGTTTATATGACATACAAGACAGCAAGTGACTTGACCAAGATGATGCTAGAATATTTAGATAATTTAGGTTATGAAGTATGGAGAAACAATAACCTAGCAGTTAAAGGAAGGTCTTTTATAGGTAAGAAAGGTTTACCTGATATCATAGGTTACCATAAGAACTATGGTCAGTTTATTGCTTGTGAGATTAAAGCTATTGGTGATCGTTTAAGTGTATCACAGATAGAGTTCTTAACGCACTTAGGTATGTGCGGTGGAACATCAATAGTATGTCAACAAATATCAGACGGATCAATTAATTTAACAATATTTACAGACAATGGCGAAAGCAAAATCAGCACTTGGGACGAGTACGAAGGTGAATTTCGG